GCCTGCGTAGTGCAGGGCCATCTCATAAGAGCCATCTTGTGCGCTCTGCCAATGTGCCTGTGCCTCTCTAATCTTTTCCATCTCAGCGAGTATTTGTTCTTCAGTCATGCTTCACCTCTTGCTCGGATGTCTCGTGCTATAGATACGCCGTAGAAATCATGTTCGTCTGCCACCTTTGCACATGCCTCACGCTCATGCTGTGCTACCAGTTTGGCAAATTCCACGATTTCTTTTAAAAAGCAAACATAGTAATCATGATCTATACGCAAACGCTCAAAACCCAATTGTTTAGCCATCTCAATGATTTGTTCGTCAGTCATGAGTGACAGCCTCCCATTCACGCTCAGAGCGGCAGCTAGGGGACGACACTTTGTAACCTGTAAGCCTCACAAAGCCCATACGTTCAAGCTCAGTCATACGCCTGAACACCTGCGAGGGGTCTAAATCAGCAACAGTTGCGATCCCGTGGACACCTAGAGGGCCAAACTCGTTTAAAGCCCCTAGAATGGCCTCAAAGTGTTTTGCAGTAGGTGCACTACGTCCGGCCTCTTTTGACGTCTCTGGATCGGTTTTACGTGCCCTGTCGGGTGCGTGTATGCGCGTGGGGGTGTGCGAGTTAGGAAACATGGTCAACCTTTCAGTGATGAATAAATGGAAGGATAGTGAGGGATAAGACGATAAGTGTGCAGCATATCGTCACAATGTCAGAGCGGTCAAGTGGCTTTGACGTGTATACAGTGATAGCGCAGCTATTCTCAGGGTCATTAGGGAAGGCCTCCGCTAATGACCTGGGGAATGTGCGCGTTGTGGGCCAGTCGTCATTCATTCTCTGGCCTCCTCAATATCGAAAATGTGAAAGTTACCCTCAAAGCATGGTTCAAAGTCCTGCTGGGTCAGGCGAGTAGCGAGGGCTTGCGCCTCCTCTAAACTATCGGCCTCAATCTCACATTCAAGCATGAGGTCAACTTCAGCTTTAACAATGTATTTCATGGTGTCACCTCCTCATTTTTGCCAAAATAAAAAAATTGCGTCTTGTTTGCTATCCATGCGGTTCTGCTAGATTTTTTAATCCAAATCCCCCCAGCAAAATAAAACTTCTCGCCTATGGTTATGTCTTTAAAAGTTTTCATGCTGTCATCTCCGGCACTTCTACATCATCTCCCAGCTTGCTTGCGACATAGCAGCGCATAGCGGCAATTAGTGGTGTTGGGCCGTACTCCATGCGTCCTTTCTTTTCAGCGCACCACGGACGGGTGCGCCCATAAAAAACATGGTCATAAGGGGAATGGCTCAAGGTCAATTCCTCACGCTCAATAATCGGCCCACCGTGTGCCCAGTCTGTTGACGGCTGGTAGCTTTTTGCCCAACCCTTAGAAAGTGCGCGGTCTTTGCCGTCTATCGTTATCCAGTAAGTGGCAATGCTGTCGTACCAAAATCCCGTCCCTCCTTCACACTTCGCCACAGCCCAGTCAAGGGCTGCGCCTGTCAGTTCACTTGTTTTCATGGTTTACCCCTTTAGATACATAAGAACGGCGGCTGGGCCAGCGAATAAGGCCACAAACACAAGAGCGCGAATAAGGTCAGTTAATAGGCTTTTCATAGCTTCCCCCTATTAGCAGTTATAAAGCTCAGAGAGAGCGTCATCGAGGCCAATAGCGTCAGTGAATGAGGCAGTAGCACTGTCACCCCACCAATGGCCGTCAACCGTACCCGTACGGGTATTGATCCAAATGTTAGGGCCACCGAAGGCGACAAGAACCCGAGCGCCTAAATACTCACGCTTGCTATTGACAATATATTCAATATCGAGAGCACTTTGTAAGTAGTCAAAAGCGCTTAATTCTTCACCGTCATCATTCAAGTCAAAATCGGCTTCACTGATCCGGCGTGCGATGGATTGGACGTGCTCTTTTAAGTCTGACATGGGTACTACCTCATTAAGTTAGGAAGAAGCAACATTGCTTCCAGTAGCTGTCTGTCACACAGCTACTAGCAGGAATGTTAAATATACGAAATGTTGGTTTCGTAAGGGTGGTGCACTTTAAGCGCCCACGTTTCCATCACCGGTTCGCCTGTTGCGCTCTCATCTATACACACACGCACACGTGTTTTGAGCATGTTGGCAAAGCGGACGCCGTCTAAAACGTCAATTTCAAAATTCAAGCCGTGAGACAAAGCCCACGGATTAGATGTGGGGCGGTAAGAGAACCAAACATTGTTCTCATTCTTGAACTCGCCCTGTGGTGTTTCAGGATATTTCAACATAATGGCACAGCCTTTCTAGCGTTAGGAATAACAACAACAACTGTTGCTGTTGCACTTAGTATACTAGGAAAAAACATCATGTCAACAACTTTGTGATGATTCTTTTCTAAATTGTTTTGTAAATTGATAGCTTAAAACTATCGGGACACGTGTGCAGGTGACACACTCTAGTGTATACTAGTATTACTAGAATACTTAACACTGTGTTTGTGTGTATGTATCTAGTATGTTGCATCTGTAATTAGGGTCAGATCACGGAGCACATGTCTCTCCCCGCTCCCCGTGTCTAAAAAATTAGGGACAGATGAACCCTCACCTTGCTTGCTTAGTGCTTACCAGTGCTCAGTGCTCGGCATGTGCTCAAAGTGGATCAGGACACTTTGTCAAAGTGCTCAGTCTCACGCCGTGACGTGTGGAACTTGAATGGGGACGGAGGGGGTGAAAAGGTGTGCCCCCCACATTACCCCCCCATAAAAATTTTCTAGTTTTCCGCAGGAAACCCTGCTACTATTCCCCTGCAATTCGCAGTTGCACTTGTTCACTTTATGCCCGCCACTTGTGCGGGCTTTTTTTTGGGCTGAGTGAAACGAAGACCCTGGTGCTTGCGTGCAAGCAACTTATCTAGTAGTATCTGCACACATGTAGAGAGGGTTGTATGCCTAGTGTGAAGATAGAGATAGATAGAGATATAAAGATGCCTGTAAGTCGGGTGGTGTATGACTACCCTTACGAGGTGATGGACATAGGGGATTCTTTTGTTGTGCCGCTGGAGGCTAGAGCGAAGGTGCTCAATGCCAACTACAGGGCTGGGAAGAGGCTTGCTAGGGCTTTTGAAGCACGAACAGAAGAAGGTAGGGTCAGAGTATGGAGAACCAGATAAAGGTGCTGTATGGTTGACTTTCTTTGGATGGATGAAGATGAACTCAGGTGGCAATGCAACCTGTTGTTGATCCGTCTTTACCAGAGTGAGGCCGTGCGGGTGATGCAGCAGCAGCAATTACAAAAAGTTTATGAGACAGGTTATGAGCGTGGCGTTACGGACACAGTTGTACGAATCGCGCTTGCAGATGAAAAGAGAAATGCTTGTTGCCATGCACTGCACTAGGAAGCAGCAAAAGATTAAGCTAGCTAAGTCTTGGAAAGCAAAATACAGTGAGTGGCATTACAAGGAGTTAATCCGGCTGGCTAGGAACAGAGATGTTGCTTGGGAGATAGCGGGGTGGACAGATGAACAAATGGGGAAACCATAATGAAATTTAATCTCCAGCAGTTCTACAAGTTCTGTGCAGAATTGAAGATTGAGACTAAGGAAGCTGGCTTACAGAAGATGGGTAAGCTGCTGGGTACTCAGACTTACACGATGAGTGAGATAGCAAAAGGGTTAGACAATGACATTCACTTCTTTGTTATCCTCAAGGGTCGTCAGTTGGGTATCACGACAATATCGTTGGCTCTCGACCTCTACTGGCAGTTTACGCACCCAGGCTGGCAGGGAACGCTGGTGGCTGATACGGAGGAAAACCGTGACATGTTCCGCTCGACTCTGGGCATGTACATGGAAGGACTCCCCAAGCAGTACAAGATCCCGTTATCTGCCCACAATAGAAACCAGCTTGTACTCAAGAACAGATCAAGAATTTTTTATCAGATCGCTGGCAATAAATCTCGTTTGGGGCAAGGCAAGGCGATCACTTACCTTCACGGCACAGAAACTGCCTCGTGGGGAAACGAAGAGGGATTGGCCTCTCTGATAGCCTCTCTTGCTGAGAAGAACCCTGAGCGGCTCTACATGTTTGAGAGCACCGCACAAGGCTTCAACATGTTTCACGACATGTACAAGACTGCTAAGACTGCTCGTACCCAGAAAGCCATTTTCTGTGGTTGGTGGCGTAACGAGTACTACATGATTGATGCTGAGACCCCTGAGTACAAAGCCTACTGGAACGGCAGACTAAAGCCTGAAGAGAAGGAGTGGGTCAAGGACATTAAGAAGCTCTACAATTACGAGATCAACTCCCGCCAGATTGCGTGGTGGCGATGGAAGATGACAGAAGGGATTAAAGACGAGTCCCTGATGTACCAAGAGTTTCCCCCTACAGAAGACTATGCCTTTGTGATGACAGGCACT